AGGGGCAGCAGGCTGTCGCGCAAGGGCCGCAGATATTCCATCATCCGCCTGTCGTTCAAAAACAGCGTGGCGCGGTCGCCGTTGCGCAGCAGCTTCAGCCGGTGCCTGCGGCCATGCGCTTCCGCCGTCACGCTGAAGGTTTCGACCGCTGTGCCGTTTTGCACAATCATCGTCGTTTTACCCCCCGCGACCTGCATGCCGGCAAGGAATGAGCCTTCCGCGCCGCGCAGGGCAAAGCCATAGGTCGCGCCGGCTTGCACATCCGCCGTGAACTGGCACCGTTCGCTGTCCGCCGCGGGGATCAGGTACGTGCCCCAGCCGTCCGCGTCAAGATACTTCGCGCCGTCCGGCAGGGCGGCGAGCTGCCGCTGACCGGCACCGGAAACAATAAAGCGTTCGCAGTCCTGCGGAAGCCTGTGGGCGTCAGGNCGNTAACACGCNTGGTAACGCGCCGGCCAGGCGTCCCAGTCGTATTCCGGGCGAAACCAGAAAGACGTGCGCCGCTCGGAGGTCAGCGCCGTGCCCGCGTACAGGCCGGTGAGGGGCATGGTGATCATGGTGGTGCGCCGGGCGTAGTGCCCGGCGCTGCCAAAGTGCAGGTTCATGGTGGGCGGCTGGATGATCAGTTGGATTTTCCGCAGCCAGGCGGAAAGCCGCTTNAACGCCTCCACCGCTTCCNCGAACTGNTCGACGATCTCATCTTCCATGGACATATCGTAGAGCTCCACCATGAAGTAGCCGGGGTCGTCGTCATACTCCCACCATTCCAGCAGCTTTGATTCGCCGAAGATGATGCGCATAATTTCTTCGGTGACAAAGCGCGTGCCCGCCTTGTTGCGGAANAGNAGCGCGTTTTTNACCAGTTCACGCTTCACNGCCATGGAATGTTCCTTGCGGTACTCCACCGCGCGCAAATTGAGGGCCAGGTGNTCCAGTTTGTCCTCGGGCAGATTGTCAATGGCGGCNAGAACAACAGCGCCATCAATGAACGCCAGCAGTCGCNGCATGGCCCGGAAGATGGCATAATCGAGGGCCTTTACCTTGGGTTGCTCGGCGACAANCCGGGGNAGGCCGTCCGTGATGTGCGTGTCGCGCAGCAGCTTATGCATCTTCCAGCCCCCCGTAATTCACCGTGCGGCTGTTCANCTTCGCGATCTGGTTGGGCGGGATGACGGTATNGGCGGGGGATATGACAGCCGACCGCTTTCCCCCGGCCTTTCGGATCAGCCCGATGAGCATGTCGGGAATGATATCCAGCCCGATTTCCCGCTGCCGCTTGATATANTCATCAATTGCCTGTTCGACCTTTTGCTGTGTTTCATACTCTTGACTTACCTTATCGCGGCTGATATAATAGGTGAGATTAATATCGTAGGGCNCCTCGTGCGGGGTAGTCACCAGCAGCCGGTCGGCCAGGGGGCGTTTGTTGTGGTCGCTCAGGTATTCATAGAGCGCGTTCAAAAATTCCTGATCCGGCTGGACGCCGCCCTCCAGCAGGACCAGAACGGTATCATGGGAAGGGGCGGGGGAATACGCCTTAAAGGTTTCGATACCGCCGCCGAACTGCCGGATCCAGTATTCGTAACTCTCGACGGCCCCCGCCGTGGAGTACCGCGCNGGGGCGTTCCAGACGGCCAGTGTCAAGTCGTCGTCGTTTTGCAAGCTGTCGCCGCCCGCGCTGACGCNGGTATTCGTCACGGCGGCAACGTAGGGCACNGGGTCAACGATGGAATTTAATTCGCCTATCGCGATGCCGTTGGAGCTTTCCCCGGTTTCTTCCGCCGTCGCCTGTACTTTTACGCTCGGNTCCCCAACAGGGATCTCCGCGTAGCTGGATGTATAGAAGCATTTGCCGGTTACGCTGCGCACGCGCGTGCCGCCCGGAATGGGCGTCGCGCTGGCCCGGATGGAGGTCATGGAGAATTCCAATGTCACGCGGGCGCCGCGCGGCTGCCGGCGCTTGATTCCATAGAGCGCGGCCAGGTTATCCAGGTCGCCGCCTGTGCTGTATTTGAGCATGGAGGCCTTGCCCGCGCGGTCCACGCATTGCATGGCGTGGTATATTTTTGAGGCCGTGGAAAGCAGGATCAGGCGCATGGGGCTGGCGTCCGGCAGGGAGTCCCATTCGTTGGTCAAGCGAAGATATTCCCGCTGGTAGTCCTCGAACATGTCCGCGCGCAAATCCTCGAAACTAAGGAAATCAATGAAACTGATTTCCGGCACGTCCTGCAACTGCGGTATATTAGACAATCGTTAACACCACCTTCGGCTGCATTTGCCCTTCTTCAGGGCCGTATGTCCAAACCACACGGGACACGTCCACGCGCGGCTCATATTTTCTTGTTTTTACAATGAGCTCCTGCTCCAGCCGGAGCTTTGCCAGGTTCATGGGTAAATCCAGAATGGACCAGTCGATGCCGAAGTCCCGGTCGTGGTCCTGTTCCCCGATGCGCGTGGAATACAGCACCTTCAGGTTGTTCCAGATATCCTCCGGGAGGGACAAGCCGCCCTCCAGTTCGATGATAACCGATGGCAAGATAACCATGCATCGTCACCTGTATTCCTTGATTGTAATATTGATTTTTGCCCTGGCCAGCTCGCCGCCGTTGTAGACGACGTCCCATGTTTCCGATGTGTTGGGGATATAGAAACTATTGCGGCCCACCGGCCGGCCGCCGATGATCAGATGAAAATGCTGACCCGTCTCAACAATGATGTTCAGCAGGGCGAGCATCGCGCGGGGGCGCACGCCCCAGCGGGAATTGAACACAATATCGAAGGAACCGCCTTTCAGTCCCGGGCCGCCGAACTGGCTGCGCGGCTTGCCGGAAAGGAGCTCGTGTTCGCTCCAGCGCCCGGAGCTGTCCAGCGTAAAGCCGGAGGGGACCAGAATGCGCCTATCCGATGTCTGAAAAATGAGTGGGCCAAAAACGCCTGCGATGGATATATGCTGCCGGAGGACGAGTTCCGGGCGCAGGTGCTGGAGCAGAGCGACGCCGGGCAGGCCCTCGGCGGGATGGGGGGGATGAGCTGATGTTGGCATTCGATTATATCCATCAAGGCCGGAGCCTCTCGCTGGAGCTGCCGGTACCCATCGCGGCTTCGATCCGCTCGTCCGTGAGGGTCAACCGGTGCCCGCTCTCGTTGATGCAGTGCACCTTTTCGCAGTCCGCACCCAGCAGTTCAAGGCGGGGCTTGACTACGCGGACAAGGCGAAGATCGAAGGGGAGATCATGAAAGCCTTCCCCAACATCGAGATCCCCGAGCCGGAACAGCGCCCCGCTCCGCATCCGCAGCAGAGAAAGGCGCAGTCGCCCAAGGGGGTGAAGGTATAGGCTATCATGAAAAAATCTACAGCGACGAGCGCGTGTTGACGCGGGCCAAATCAGTGTACCTGTACCTCAGCGACCGCCAGGGCACAGCGGGGGAAACTTGGCCGGGGATCAACACCATGGCCAGGGATCTCTCCATGTCCCGCAGCACTGTCATTCGGGCCATCGCCGATCTGGAACGGCTGGGCTATATCGAAAAACAAGCGGCCTTCCGCCCGAACAAGGCGCAGACCGCGAACAGGTATAAGGTCAATCGCTAATTTTTCTGACAAGGGGGTATTGCGCCCATATGGAGACACCGGGGGAGTTGCATGAAGATACCCCCCTTGTTGGAATAACCCAGATGAAGAGCATATCACTGCCAGAAGGAGAAACACCGGCAGGATCTCCTGCAAAAGGACAAGGGTGGAAAACGCTCTGTCCATGTTCTTTATCCAAGAAGCTGCTGGCGATTCCTTTGGTTTCGCACAGTGCGTTGGAATGGTTTTTCTTCTCTGCCGATCCAAGATCCCGGCCAGATGGTACAATCGTAAAACCTGCTTTGCTTTTCGCTATTCGCCCAGATTCCGCAGTTGCGAATTGTACAAATTGGCGTAGAAGCCATCCTGTTCCAGCAGAGCCTGATGGCTGCCGCGCTCCACGATACGCCCGTGGTTGATGACCAGGATCTGATCCGCGCCGCGGATGGTGGACAGGCGGTGCGCGATGACCAACGAGGTGCGTCCCCGCATCAGCTGGCGCATGGCCTGCTGGATATGTACCTCGGTGCGGGTATCCACGTTGGAGGTCGCCTCGTCCAGGATCAGGATCGCCGGGTCAGCCAGCACGGCGCGGGCGATGGAGAGCAGCTGCCGTTGTCCCTGCGAAAGATTGCTCCCCGCATCGGCCAACGGCGTGTCGTAGCCTTGGGGCAGCCTGCGGATAAAGGAATCGGCTTCCGCGACACGGGCGGCTGCTTCCACTTGCGCATCCGTTGCGTCCAACCGGCCATATCGGATATTTGCG